GATTGTTTACTCTGTGGAAAATCCAGACACTGGAGATGTAGTATCTATTAATGGCGATGTCCTTACTATACTAGCAAAAGGATCTGCAACGATTACTGCATCACAAGCGGGTGACCCTACATCAGATCCAGTCATTCTTCCTGCTTCAGTTACAAAATCAATAAATATTGTAGACACATTAACCGACACGGATGGAGATGGTACGCCAGACTATATAGATGAGTTCCCAAATCAGCAGGACTCTAATTTAGCATGGGATCAGGATTTAAGTGCTGTAACAGATGCCATTGAATTAACTGCATCGTCAGACCTGGGTACAATTACATATGAATTGTCGGACACAACTTTGGGATCTATGGATGGAAATACTTTTCGTCCATCAACCTTATGGTCTGTACCTAGCTCGCTAAGTGTTGATATTACTGCAAATATCCCAGCGGATGAAAACACTTTTGCTGCAAGCATTACTAAAACATTAACCCTTGTGGATAGCGATGGAGATGGGTACCCAGATGCCTCTCCACCACCTCAAGAGTTAACTGCAGTAGTTAATGCAGATGGCAAGATTGAGGTTAGCTTCACATATAGACCATCTCGTTGGTCAGGGGAGGGGAATTGGTTTGTGCGAATGGGCGTTATTGGTGCTGATAACAACTGGCAGCTTAATCAATACATATGGCAACCCGACTACACAATTGATGCCGATGGCAATAAGGTATATGACTATCCAGAGACTGGGGAGTTAATTACATTTGTAGTGGAGGATAGACCTCAATTCTTTGGCCTCTCAAGAAGAACTCAAAATACTGGTTACGATTTATTCCCGCATGAGGAATCTGATGATTATTATGAGAGATGGTACAACCTTAGATATACAGATGAAGCAGAAGCCGTAATTGAAGCTAACGGAGGCTATAATAGTTTTCATTGGTCCAACCTAGAAAACAACTATGATTGGGATTATTACATCCGATCTAAAAAATTAAAATTTTACTTCTCTCATTCTGGTAGTGTGGTTTATCCAAATGGATATGCTGGTCTTAATGGTACTACTATGCTTCCTGCGTATATTAATGTACCAGACTCCGATGGCGATGGAGTATGGGACTCCCTGGATGCATTTCCTGCAGATAACACGGAGTGGGGTGATCTTGATGGTGATGGAGTTGGAGACAACTCAGATACTGATGTTTTAGTAAAAGTCGCTAGTTTGACTGAAGGTGATGCAGATTTTAATCCATCTTCTGGTGGAGTGACTGAGCAAAGTTACAATGTGGGTGATGATGTGTATATATATATCAAGAATCCAGATAGTTATAATCTTGAGAGAATAAAGGCTAGTTGGTTTGGGAATTATCCAGGAGACATTGTTGCAGCAGAGGACACCTATTCTTGGTACGGGTCATATAAACGATGGAAGTTTACACTTCCTGATCCAGGCGGTGTCCCTAAGAATACAATTACGATAACCCCAGAGTTTACCCTAGATCATGGCTTGCATGGTGGAAGGTATAACGGATCTCAAAGTAGGTCTTATGGAGATATAACTCCAATAACAGGAACTGATGCGACTAATTTCTATAAGGATATATACTTTAGGAATAGAAGCTTTGAATTACCAGATGGATCTGTCGTTGGAGATAATGGGGGCAGTGAACTGGACGGCAATCACACAATCTGGCTGGAATTTAACTATAAGGCAGCAGGATTGGAGCCTGGTTATGTTTGGGGGGTTGTTGCTGACTTCACTAATGTATACCAAAGTGATGGTACTACCTTTTCTGTAGCAAACAAAATTCTTTGGCTTGCGGATGAGGATTTCTATAGCAAGGGGCATGAGTTTCCGGGGGAGGACCCAGGCGTAAAGCGCAACGATTACCAGAATGGGGAGCAAATTAGGCTTCACTTAGATTGGTATGAATACTCTCTTGATGGAGTCAAGGGGAATGCCCTTAATTACCTGGTAAGAGATGTACAGCCTGCACCTGACTCAAGGCCATGGACAGACATCCACCTAAGGCTGAAAATTATTAATAAAGCTACAGGGGAAATGATAACTCCGACAGCCGGAACTATTGAAAGTTCGGATAATTTAGAGCCGCAATTTTATGGAGTAGAGCTAGGCGACCGACCTCTTGATGGAGGGTATGGGTCAGGTGCTCCCGATTATGATGGAGATGGTGTATGGAATAGATGGGATACTGATCCGATGTATGGATTATATAGTAAATCTGCATCTAGGGGATTTACTGACGGAACCGTAAAAAGCCTCGCTGGTGATTATGTAACTATGATAATTCCAGAGCCACCATCTGGTTTCTCTGATCCTTATGGAGGGAATGGAAACTGGAAGTTGTTAATGTATTTGCATAACAGAACCGAGCAAAAAACAATAGCGTTCCCAGTGTGGAGGCCTGATACCAATACGCCTGTTGCGGACGGAGAGATGATAAATATCTGGATTCAGGATAGGCCAGAATTTAAACTGTTTACAGAATCAGATCCAGGCTTTGGGGCAGCTCCGAGTAGCACTTTGCACGGGGAAACATGGACAATTACCCCAACTGTTTTTCCTGCTGGGGTTAAGGCTGATGGTTATTACGGAACTGCTGGCGTATTTCCTGATGGCACAACCGAAAACTACACATGGGATACATTTGAGGGGGATCAATACTTAAGCGTTACTTATGCATTAGTTTGGGCTGATTACGATAGTGGTGATGTTGAGGACTTTGCGGATTTGAGTACGGTATTTCCAAATGGTATTAATGATCGTGGTACCTTTACGACTATATCTGGAGCTATATGGGGAGCTACTTTATCACCCTCCAATGGTTGGTTTACGCATTATGACATTGAGGGGAATCGCAACTATTTTCTTTAATGTTTGAGTTAATTACCATGTTTTTTACTGCTGGCGGGTCTGCAGCATTGGGGTCTGTCCTGAAAGGGGTATTCGGGACGATTAGTGACAGCCGTCAGCAGAAATTTGAATTAGAGTTAGCAAGGGAGGCTAGAGGGAATGAGTTTGCACTTAAGTTTCAAGAACAGCTTAACAGTGGTGAAGGTGGTATGTTTACTAGGGTTACTAGGAGGCTGCTCTCACTCATACTATGCGGAACCCTCAGTGCAGTCGTCATCTTGTGTACCTTGTTCCCGAGCCAAGAAATTATCACCCTTACCAACCCAACAGGAGAAGGTGCAACCGAGTTCCTCTTCGGGCTCGTTTCATTTCCTGCTAAACAGTCGGCCATTATGGTCACGACAGGACATTTAAGTTTGTACTTCGTTGTTTTGCTGGCACCCATGATTTTGGGGTTTTATTTCACACCCGGCGGTAGGCGATGAACTGGGCAGATTTTAACGAAGTCGTTCGTACCTATCTACTGGTTGACAGGGAGAGAAAAGGTCGTGGTGTACAAGAGTACATCGACCGCATGATCGTTGCATCCGTAATAGATTTACAAAGGTATGTACCCCAGCTGCGAGAGCATCAATTTACAATGCACTCTCCAGATACATTAGCAGAGCCACAAGTAGTGGGTCTTACAAATGCTGGTATACCAAACTCAGTACAATCTATACAAAACGAAGATGTAGATGTTCACCAAGGGTTATTCTTATCTGGTAAAAGAAGAATTAAGGATGTCATAATCAGGCGTGTGGTAACCGAAGAAAATAGCCAAGACAGATCCAGGTACTACTACCCAAGAAGTATACCATGGGAAACTAGGTTTGACTTAATAGATGGTGGCGTGGTTGAGAGAACCACAAATGTACCAGGTCGTGTATCCTTCGGTCCTAATGCTTTCTGGATAGCTCCAAAGCTAAGGGATGATGAGGTTGTATATATATACTACAGTGGGGAAGTTCATTTTACTCCTATCTATAAAGCTACAGATGACGAGAAGGATACCATAGTTATATTTGATGACATGGTGGCAAAGGCTGTATCCAGCTATGTGAAAGGTCATTTAGCCAGAGAAGTCGATAATGATATGGGTGAATACCAATCATTCATGGCTATGTACAACAAGGAGCGGGCTCTTATATTCCTGAATGAAAAAGAATACAATAGCAGCAGAGTGAATGCCACATCCATTATAGAGGATGAGCTTCTCACAGGATTTGATCATGACGGCACTATTGTTCCAGATGAATACAATACATTTACTACCGCTATTGTTAATACCGCTGCGATGTTGGAGGCACAGGAGCAAAACGCGCAAACCAACTTCATACTTGGATTGCAGGAGCAAGAGCTTACAGCTTACACCCTCATACTATCTTCTACCAGTGGCGGTACCGCTAATTACGAAGGTAACACTAATACATTTCCTGCTGGGGTTAATGTTGATATTACCGCCACCCCTGATGATGGATTTGTGTTTAATAGATGGATTGGGGTGGGCGTAAGAACACCAACCAGTGCATCAACTACTGTAGAGATGAGCGACAACCGCTATGTGCGGGCAGAATTTGTACCAGGATAATGCCAGACAGAACTACAGCCATATTTAATAATCAGGGGGAAATAATACCGAAAGAGTATGATAATTTTTCTACTGGTATTGTTTACTCTGCTGCTAAGATTAAGGCACAAGATCAAACGGCGGTAGATGATTTTGCTAATGGATTTAATGACTTTGATGGCAGAACGATGGCCCTTAACTTAACCACAGGTAAAGGTGGCAGTGTGAAAATAAAATCTACTACAAATATATTTAATTACGGCACCCAAGTATTTATAGAGGCTACACCTAATACTGGTTATGAATTTGATAAATGGGAGGGAGTGGGAGTAAGTGACCCTTCCGCTCCTCTGACATCTACAGATATGTACAACAATAGGTACATTAAGGGTACTTTCAGATTGCAAACCTAGTTACACGAAAATTATAATAACGACATGGCGGACCTATTTACCAGCAATGAGGATGCAGAGGTGGATAAAACTTCACTGCTATGGCAAGCTGGTGCGTATCTAAGAGAAACAATTGGTGGTGTATCGCTGGGTGTTCCCGCAGGAGCCCGGCGTGCCCCATTTGTGGTTCCAGAAGACATAAGTATTTATGTTCAGGAAATAGGAGTTTCTAAAGTGAGCTTTAGTAACACTAAGTCTGCATTAGAGGATTTAATTGATTTAAGAGCTACAACCGTGTCCCTCGGGAACGTGGAAACGCGTGTCACAGCTCTGGAAACAGAAATAGACGGAGGGACATACTCCTAACTTATAACCAATAACTACTACTAAAAATGGCTACTATTAAAATCAAACGGAGTTCAACTGCGGGAGCAGCTGGACCAGACACAAACGAAGGGGAAATCTCAGCAAACCTTGCCGATAAGCAATTTTATATTGGTACTGGTGGAAGCGGGGTAATTACCTTCAAGGACGCAACTGCAGTCACTCAAGAAATTAGCGGCGCAATCGGCGGTCTTGCTTCTGCATTTGAGTACAAAGGTACACTTTCTGCAAATGGAGACGCATATGCCACTAGTGGTGCCGCCACCACTGCTACTGCACTTCCTTCAAACCCTGAGGTTGGTGACTACTATAAAGTTGATGCTGCTGGATATTTTACAGACGGATCAAATGAGTTCTTTGTAAATGTAGGTGATGCTGTTGTTCATAATAGTGCATCAAGTGGTCAAACTTGGGATGTTCTTGATAACACAAACTCTACAGTATCTGGAACCGCTAATGTTGTTTCCGTTTCCGGCTCTACCGAGACTGGATACACCGTGGATATTGACTCCAACTTCCTTAATAGCTCATCAACTCATGTTATTGATGGCGGGAGTTACTAAGATTGGCTAAAATTCTTCCAAAGAGGTCAAGTGTTCGGGGTACAGTCCCCGACACTTCCGACCTTGTTGCGGGTGAAATCGCAATAAACACTGCGGACGCAAAGCTATATGTCCGTGGTGCTAGTAATAATATTGTCACCTTAGCTACTGGGAACGCCGATTCGTACACTACTAATACATATACAAATGGTGTGCTTACCAGTCAGTCAAAGTACGATGAGGATGGTGGAGATTTGCTTGAGACAAAGACATTCACCTATACGAACGGAAACCTCACTCAGGTCGTAGTTAAATATGGAGACGATACGGTTATCCTAACTAAAACTATAGCATACGATGGGGATGGTAATGTCTCATCAATCACAAAGGATTACGCATGAGTTGGTCACTTTCAGGAAACGTTATTACCCTAGACGCAGGCACAACCGAGAATGACCTTAGTGGTCTTTCCTCTATTACAGGAGTCACGACCACCACGGACACGGGTGCAATTTATTACGACCTTGGTACTCTGCAGATGATAATCAAAGGGACGCTTTATCATGACCCAGATGAGGAAGTCCTAATCATGCACCATGAGCATACTACTGGAAACTCTGGAGGCGGTTATCAGCGAGGACTTATTGTAAATTCTGGTGGCACTTATTACTACGGCAAGGAAACAACCGCTTATGGTCGCACGAGGCTATCTTCGGGTTGTGGACTTTTTATAACTGGAAATGGATTTACATTTTGGGAGCCATGGGACAATGGTTTTGTAGTTAGTGGAACTTTTGTTGCCCGAGGCGGGGTAATTCATACATCCCGCTCATTAACCATGCCTGGGGTGTTAGATATTAAGGACCTAACAATTCTTAATAATGATGACAATTACACCATGGAGATTCGTGATGTGGCTACCTCTGGAAATGGTAGTACTATTGATAATTTAAAATTAATAAAAATAGATCCTCTTGATCCGTGGAAGGTTGATAATAAGCAATCTTATAACTTCAAGGAGGGAGCTGTCGCCCGAAAATACGGCACATACAGGGAGTTTGAGTTATTTGATGTAGATTTCTCGGAAAACACAAGAGGTAGTGACATTAGGCATACTGGCTCATACCAGCATAATCACATGGATGTGCATATTGTGAATTCAGCAAGTGGCAGTGACATGAGAATGGGGTGGCGATTAGGTACATCTTCATGGATGGGGTCAAATTTTGTGCATAAGCAGGTGTCATTTAATTTAAAAGATTCTGCGGGTTCAAATATTTCAGGGTGTAAGGTATATCTGGAAGACAATCCATCTCAGTATAAAAAGGAAGCAATATTTAAATATCAGACTGGCGCTGGTAATAACAATATTTCAGCAGATGCCACATTGAGTAGAGGAGTTTATTCTACTGATGCTACAAATACCTACATGACGTATGACTATACAACTCCAATAGTTTATGACAAAACTACGGATGCGAATGGAGATGTAGCTACATTTAAAGTATTAACTGCTGTTACATTTTACGAAGCATTACCTTCCGATTCTACCTACACTCAGTACTCTCCCAATCCATTTAATTCGCAGTGGAGGGAAACTGATAATGCTATACCAGCTTTTGCTGATATTGGAACTACTAGATTTGGTGGATTTTTTATGCCGGATTATCGGTCTGACTCAAATTCAACCGCAGATGATTTTACATTCAAGTTCTGCTCGTATGACCACTCATTGTCCAAATCCACACAGACCCTCAAAGGGATAGGTGAGCTAGAGGTAAGTTGGGTACTATTTGAAGACCAGCTTATTACTGACACAAAGGCAACCGCAGATGCCTACACTGAAATAGATACACCTCAGAAGTTTTACAATAAAGCAAAAGCATACTTGGTAGATAATTACGCAGGCGAGACATCAACTATTGTTGCCCGTGAAGGAAACTCTATTGATGCGGGCTCTTACGATGTAGTAGTTGATGCAAGTGCATCTTCAGTATTTGCGATTAGTGGTAACACATTAACCATTAAGGCGACAACCTTTGTGGGTAACATATCGACCACAGGAACAACCACACTTAGTAATGGGGCGGTAGTAGTTGGTACATTTGGATCCACCACGGTTCTTCCCTGGGAAGTAAAAAATATTGAGGGCACTTCTAGGATACAATTATACAACACAACTTCACCAAGAGAAGGGGAGGTTGTTAATACAAAATATTCCTCTACTGATCCATTTATTGATGTCTCTGGAACATATACTTCTACAGAGATCGCAGTAGGTGATGTGGTAAGGCTTCGTGTAACATGTGTGGTTGGGGCTACGGCTTTATTGCCAGTAGTACTAACAGGCGTTGCAACAACTTCAGGAATTACATTCCAAGTAGATCAGGAAGCGGATACCATTTATAATTCCAATGGCGTAGACGCCAGTCAGATAACCACATTCACGGCTGACTACACTAATACACCAATGGGTATTGATCTAAGTGAGACAGATGGAGTGGCTACAGTTCAGGAACTCTATGCTTATCTTGTGTATGCACAAACTACAGAAGATGGAGTAGATAAATGGTTTAATGCAGTGCGTGCGATCGACGGCAGTAACTACCAAATAGACCAAACTATTGCAGACATAAGATTCCAGAATGTAGGCAGTGTGGCGGTTAATATAACTGGAGGTAGAATATTCAGAAAGGATGGATCATCTGTACTTTATGCAGAGCAAGGGAATTACCCGATTTCACTAGATACAGGGTCTTTGATTGCCAATATCCAGCCTCAGATTGAGAGCGTTCTTAATACCAACGCTAAGATGACTGCTATAGACAACAACTCCAAACTTATCCCAGGACTTCTGTAATGGCTAATGTATTCCATGACCTAGGTAAGGTTACCGCAAGCGGTATTAAAAACCTTATAGCCTCAATTAAAACTGCCAACAATGTATGGTCGGGAATCAATACATTTAAGACCAAGGTAGACATTGGTACTGATGAGTCCATAGAGAATGGCGCATCCCTTACCGTTGGAACAGAGAACACAAAGCAAGAGTTATCCGTCCACGGGAAAATAAAACAGGATAACCAAGCTATTGGAACCTATTATGATTTCATCCAAGGCTTGGGGCAAATCCGGGCAAACCTATTCCCGCAAGCTACAAATGCCACACTGCCTACAGACCCAAGAATAGGGGAGGTATGGTTCAATACAGAAGAGGTAGCCATTGTGGTATGGGATGGGTCTGAGTGGGTACCAATTGGCGGTGGACCTAAGACTAGATTCTTGACCGTGCAAGCAGGCTTTGGTGGGGCAGCCACAAATGACCCTGCTGGTGTTATCCATGACACGGACAGTAATGTACAGATCATAGCCACACCAGACTTTGGATTTACTTTTGATCACTGGTCGGGAGTGGATGAGGATTACATATCTGCAGTAAATGAGCCTATTGCCTATGTAACTATGGCGAAATCATTCATCGCCACAGCAAACTTTAAGGTCAGGCAATACCTACTCACTATAACTCCAGACCCAAATGGTGTTGCGATTGCTGTGTCAGGGGATACGGAGTTTGATTTTGGATCATTAGCAGAAATCACAGCCACCCCAAATGTCGGGTATGATTTCGCAAACTGGTCTGGCGGTACATTTGGCGATCAATTATCTGCCACAACAACCGTACTTATCCAGGGCGATACCACGGTAAAAGCTAACTTCAGTATTAAAACATATTTCCTTGAGGTCATATCAGGCACAGGAGGTGTGGCAAGTGGTTCAGGAACCTACGATCACGCCACTCAGGCACAGATTACTTCTGCTCCTGACGTAGGTTATGAGTTTACTGGATGGTCTGGTATTGGTGTTGCGGATCCAACTCTTGAGTCCACCACAGTGGATATGGTTGCTGAGCGATCTGTAACTGCAAACTTTGCATTAAAGAATTACTTACTAACCGTAACTGCAGGGGAAGGTGGAACTGCGACAGGAGGTGGTAACTTTGATCACTTTACACAAGCACCCATAGAGGCAGTGCCAGACGATGCTAATGGTTATGAGTTTAAAGACTGGACTGGTGATGGTGTAGCCTCAACCACTTCTGCCACCACCACGGTGGATATGGTCATGGAAAGATCCGTGACCGCTAACTTTAAGTTAAAAGACTACACCCTATCTGTTACCTCTGGCTCAGGTGGTACAGCCGAGTCATTAGATGAGAAATATCCCAATTACCAGCATGGAGATGTAGCAACTATTGAGGCAACTCCAGATGACATTCATGATTTTGATGTATGGACTGGCGATGAGGTGGGTGACTTGTCGAGTGCCTCCACCTCAGTATTAATGGTTACCAGCAAGATAGTAACCGCAACATTCAAGCTAAAGCAGTACCTCTTAACAGTTAATGCTGGCAATGGTGGTAATGCTCTTGGTGGTGGTACATTTGAGCATTTTACACAAGCTACCGTTACCGCCACACCAGATGATTCCGCTGGTTACGAATTTGATTACTGGTCAGGCGAGAACTTAGTGGATGCAAATATTAATCCGACTACGGTTAATATGATTGGTGCATCTACGGTCACTGCTAACTTTAAGCTCAAGGACTACGGACTTACGGTTTTAGCTTACAGCTTGTCAGCAGGAGCTGCTGGCGGGGGAACTACATCAGGTGGTGGAGTAACCTACCAGCATGGTGACTTGGCTCCAATCACCGCCACACCAGACCAGATTCATGATTTCGTGAATTGGACGGGTGCAGTTGTGACAAATGCCAACCTGGACTCCACTACGGTTGAGATGCTTGGTGCGGTAACAGTAACCGCAAACTTTCAGTACAAAACTTATGTACTTACGGTAGCAGCGGAAATCGGTGGAACAGCTACGGGTTCTGGTACATACGCTCACTTTACGGAAGTGGATATTGAGGCAACTCCCGGTAATACCCCAGATGGTAGACCAGGTTATGAATTTGATTATTGGGCTGTTACTGAAGGAGATAGCACGATTACCGACACTACCGTTGCAGCCAGCAAGGCACAGGTTTTGGGAACTTCAAAGCTCACTGCATACTTTAAGCTAAAAGAATACACAATCCTGACTGGGGCTAAATTTAAAGGCAAGATAGCTCTGGATGGTTATTATCCATTGTACGAGACAGCAAACGAAGCGA